TTGTCTTGAAGGAAGCAGTATTGTTTTTGTTTATGATAACGAGCCCCGCAATCGAGAGATTGTTGGAAGGATTGAGAGATGTATCGAACGAAATGAAAGCGTCGTCATCTGGCCAAGCAACGTAAAAGAAAAAGATATAAACGATATGATTCTTGCTGGACATGATGTTCAGTCTGTGCTAGAATCGAATACCTACTCTGGTTTGGAAGCAAAGATCAAATTTAACAATTGGAAAAAGATATGACGAACGGAACAAAAGTTGTCAAGAGAAATGGGTCTATTGAACCTCTTGATTTGAATAAACTTCATAAAATGGTTGATGAGGCATGTAAAGACCTTGCCGGGGTCTCTGCAAGTCAGGTCGAAATTCAATCAGGTATTCAGTTTTATGATGGTATCCCAACGGCAAAGATTCAGGAGATTTTGATTCGTGCCGCAAGTGATTTGATTGATCTTGACCATCCCAACTATCAGTTTGTGGCAGCACGTCTTCTTCTGTTTTCTCTTCGCAAACAATTGTATGGTCGTATGCACGAAACACCTACCGTAAAACAGCACATAGACCAATGCATCAAAAAAGGTGTTTATGATGAAGAAATTGCGGACCTTTACACTGATGAAGAGTTTGATAAACTTCAATCATTTATTGATCACGATCGTGACTTTTTGTTTACATATGCCGGACTGAGGCAGGTTGTAGATAAATACCTAGTGCAAGATAGAAGTAGTGGTGCTCTTTACGAAACACCACAATTCATGTATCTTCTGATTGCAGCAACTATCTTTTCGAAGTATCCTAAAGAGACCCGTCTCGATTACGTAAAGAAGTATTATGACGCAATCTCAAAACACCGAATCAACATTCCCACACCTATCATGGCAGGAGTGCGAACTCCACTTCGACAATATGCTAGCTGTGTTCTTGTTGATGTTGATGACTCCCTCGATAGCATCTTTAGTTCTGATATGGCTATCGGTAAATACGTTGCACAAAGGGCGGGAATCGGTATCAACGCAGGTAGAATCCGTGGCATCAACAGCAAAATCAGAGGTGGAGAAGTGCAGCATACAGGTGTTGTCCCATTTCTCAAAAAGTTTGAAGCAACTGTCAGATGTTGCACTCAAAATGGCATACGAGGTGGATCAGCAACTGTCCACTTCCCCATCTGGCACCAAGAAATAGAAGACATTATTGTTCTTAAAAACAATAAAGGAACAGAAGACAATCGAGTAAGAAAACTTGACTACTCCATCCAAATTTCAAAACTTTTCTATGAGCGTTTCATCCAGAATGGAGAGATTAGCCTGTTCTCACCGCATGATGTTCCAGGACTCTATGATGCTTTTGGTACTGATTCATTTGATGGTCTCTATGTGGGCTATGAACAAGATGAGTCTATTCCAAGAAAAACTATTGGTGCTCAAGAACTCATTCTGGACATCCTGAAACAGAGAGCAGAAACTGGTCGTCTCTATATCATGAATATCGACCATTGTAACTCTCACTCTTCCTTTATGGATAAAGTTGAGATGAGCAATCTATGTCAGGAAATTACACTTCCAACCAAACCAATCAAGCATATTGACGATGAAGATGGGGAAATTGCTCTGTGTATCCTTTCTGCTATTAATATTGGTAAAATCCGGTCTTTGGAAGATCTTGAAGTTCTTTGCGATCTTGCTGTTAGGAGTCTTGATGAACTTATTGATTTTCAACAATATCCAGTCAGAGCAGCAGAACTTGCCACAAAAGCACGTCGTTCCCTTGGAGTAGGTTATATTGGTCTGGCACACTACCTTGCCAAGCACGGGTGGTTATATGACGATCCTAATGCCTGGAAATTGATTCATGATCTTTCAGAGGCATTCCAATATTATCTGATTCGTGCTACAGTAAATCTTGCCAAAGAAAAAGGGGCATGTGAATTCAGTCATCGCACCAAGTATGGACACGGAATTCTGCCGATTGATACATACAAGAAGGATGTAGATGAGATCGTACCAAATGAGCTTCATTACGATTGGGACGGTCTTAGAGAGGATGTCAAGAAGTACGGAGTACGGAACTCAACATTGTCCGCACAAATGCCTTCAGAGAGCAGTTCCGTTGTGTCAAACGCAACAAATGGAATCGAACCACCCCGTGCCTTTCTGTCCGTTAAGAAATCCAAGAAAGGAGTTCTCAAGCAAATTGTCCCACAATATAGCAGTCTTAAGAGCAATTATACGCTTCTTTGGGATATGGAGTCCAATCGTGGTTATATTAATGTTGTTGCTGTGATGCAAAAATTCTTTGATCAGGCAATTTCTGGTAACTGGAGTTATAATCCAACTAAGTTTCCTGACAATGAGATTCCTATTTCTTTATGGGCACAAGATCTTTTGACTACATATAAGTACGGTTGGAAAACCAGTTATTATCAAAACACATACGACAACAAAAACGACGAACTCGAAGAGACAAATTCAACATTAGATAATTTAATTTCTGAAATCGAAAACACAGCGGAGGAAGATTGTGAGTCTTGTAAAATTTAAGAAAAGTATGGAAGATGGTACAACGGTGGTCAATCAAATGACCGTCTTCAATTCAGAAGAAGTAGATACAAAAAAACAACCCATGTTCTTTGGAAAACCTCTGGGTATCCAAAGATATGATTCATACAAATATCCAATATTCGACAAACTCACAACACAACAATTAGGATACTTTTGGAGACCTGAGGAGGTCTCCCTCCAAAAAGATCGTGCCGATTATCATACACTGCGTCCAGAGCAGAAGCATATCTTTACTTCTAACCTAAAGTATCAGATCATGCTCGATTCTGTCCAGGGGCGTGGTCCTGGTATGGCATTTGCTCCATACTGCTCTCTACCTGAATTAGAGGCATGTATGAAGGTCTGGGAGTTTATGGAGATGATCCATAGTCGTTCCTATACATACATTATCAAAAACGTATATTCAGATCCCTCTGATGTGTTTGATACGATTCTCAAAGAAGATCGTATTATGGAACGTGCAGTAAGTGTCACGTCAGCATATAATGATTTCATTAACTCTGCCCAACAGTATGGAAATTCTGATGAATGGTTACATGCATTAGAAAACGTTCCTTATGCAAAGGAGGCAAGGTATGAACTCAAGCGTAAACTCTACAGAGCAGTTGCAAACGTTAATATTCTTGAGGGTATTCGCTTTTATGTCAGTTTTGCATGTAGTTTTGCTTTTGGCGAACTCAAACTTATGGAAGGAAGTGCAAAAATCATTTCCCTGATTGCTCGTGATGAAAACCAGCATTTGGTGATTACTCAGAATATTCTGAAGAACTGGATGAGTGGTGATGATCCAGAAATGTCTCAGATTGCCAAGGAAGAGCAACCTTGGTTGATCAAGACATTTGATAATGCTGTAAATCAGGAAAAACTTTGGGCAGAGTATCTGTTCAAGAATGGTACTATGATTGGCTTGAATGATAAATTGCTTCAGCAGTATGTGGAATGGATTGCCAATCGCAGAATGAAAGCAATCGGACTTAAGCCAATCTATGACATATCAGCAAAAAACAATCCACTTCCTTGGACAGAGCATTGGATCTCTTCTAAAGGTCTTCAAGTGGCACCACAAGAAACCGAAGTCGAATCTTACATTGTCGGAGGAGTCAAACAAGATGTCACAAAAGACTCATTCTCAGGATTCCAACTTTGATAAGAAACCTGATCTAAAATCATCCATTGATGCTTATAAAGAAGCGGCAGCAATAGACGATTTTTTATTTGGTGATTATGATTACATAAGGACTTGGAATAGTCAAGAATCGAATGATGTTTATTAAATTTTTTGGAGGGTGTTTTTGCACCCTCTTTTTTTATAAATATTTGCATATAAAGAATTAAGTTAAAAAAAATGCGCTCATTGTCACATAAAGAGTACGGAGAACTCAGAAATCTTTATGAATCTGTGTATGCTCCAAAAGAGGAATTGACTGAAGAAATTCTTGATGAAGTGTTTAATGAATTGGTCGATGAATTGATTGAAGAGGGATATGACGAAGAAGAAGCAATTTATATTATTGAATCTGCAACAGATGAGTATATTGAAGAAGCAAAGGTAACCTTTGGGCACGATACCAATACCAGAAACTTCTATGGTGCTCCTGTAGGTGCCAAGAGAAGGTTGGCAAGGCAAAAGGCAGGAGCGGCACTGAGAGGTGCTGTGAACACCGCTAAAAGCAAGGCAGCTGGAGCAGCGGCAGCAGCGAATTTAGCAGTTGGCACTGCCGCGCACGGTGCTCAAAGAGCCGCTACAAAAGCATCACATGCAGTTGTAGATGCTCCTGGTAAGGCAAGAGCAGCGGCATCAGACGCCAAGAAGAAGGCAAAGAGTGGTATCAAGGGATTCATCAAGCGCCAGGCACAGAAGGTCGTGAAGCGCATGAGTGAAGAGTTAGAAGCACTGGAAGCAAGCGGATTGTTTACCGAGCAAGAGCTTGGAGCAATCATGGAAGCAGACTCACTTGCAGCAATGGCAGCTCGTCGTGAAAAGCGTCTTGCCGCACAAAGAAAGCGTGAAGGCACTACTGTAACTGGAAGAGACTTTGGTCATGATTATTCCCTGACTCCTGCTCAACAAAAAGCAAGAAGAGAGGCTGAGTTTAAGGCAGGACTCGAAAAAGGCAGAACCAAGAAAGAAGAAGTTGAAGCAGTTGATGAGGGACTGACTGGTGAGCGTTATAAGGCGGCACTGAAGAAAGGGAAAATGTATAGCCGTAAGGTAAGCGAAGATCCAAAAAAACGTGCCACCAGAGGTGGTCGTGGTGGAGAGTCTGATTTTGGTGCAGGTGATAGAGGTGCTGGTAACAAAGCGGCAAGAAGAGCAGGAACTTATCAAGAGGAAGAGTTTGAACTTTGGGTAAATGGACTTATAGAAGAAGGTTATGACCTCTCTGATTACACTTGGGATGAGATGTATGAGTTTTATCTTGAAGAAGGTAGAACAACAAATCTACGTGCTCTCGCAGGAGAATCGGAAAGAGGAAGACCAGAAACTCAAGATGAAAAACATAGAAGACTGGCAATGGGTAGATATTCACCTTCTCAATATAAGTGGAAAAAGGTAGATGGTCAGTGGAAAAATATGGGTAGAAAGGATGGTGAAAAAGATTGATATAAAACTCATATAACTCACAGGGGGCTTGACAAGTCCCCTTTTTTTGTGTAGACTACCTTTGTTAGGGTTGAAGGATAAATAATAGCTCATTGAGATCTATAAGATGAGTTATGATAATCCGTGGAGATATGATGAGAGAGTTTTTGATAGTAATGATATTGGGGACTACTACGGCTTTGTTTATCTCATTACCAATCAGTCGAACAAACGACAATACATTGGTAGAAAGTATTTTTGGTCACATAGAACTCCACCAGGAAAGAAAAGAAAAGTAAAACAAGAATCT